AGCTTCAGAGATACCTTATCTCCCGGATAGAATGTTATTTCATTTACTGTATCTTCCGCAGTTTGTCCTGCTGCGGGAATAGTACAAGTAAGTGCAGTATCTACTCCAGTTTTCCGTAACGTAATTACACAGGATTGGCCTGCTGGTATTGCCGCATTGCAGCTTGCATACAACTGCTTAATCGTACACTTCTCCAGTACAATATACTGCACACTTGCTTCCGTAGCATTCTCTCCAAGTCCCAATCCATCAGCAAATCTAGTCGAATTCTGATCTAGATTAAGAGCGCCCCATTTCAGAAACTGAAGAGGAACTGCACCAGATTTAGTAGTTCCTGCAACGGATGCACCAGAAGCTGGGAATATGATAATTTTGAAAGTGGAAAGGGAAGTAGCAATAAGAAGTACAACATCATCAACAGCGCAAGTATAATTTGCATTTCCCATGACGGAGAAGGTCGCATTGTTTGTCCATGTATGTGCGGCATTCATTATGGCGATTGCAATTGCTCCAATGAAAGGAGCGTCTACTGCATCTGTAAGTATTACTGCGGCGCCAGTTGCAGTTACTTGTTTTGCAGTGAAAAAATCTGTATCAGTTGCTGTCATGCCTATATCAGCCTGCGCCGGAAACCATTTAACTCCGGTGACTTGGAGAACATCAGCTATTGGAGACGCACCATTGGGGCCAACAGACAACATAAGAGTGTTGCCACCGCCAATACCAAGTTGCCAATCACCTTTGTTGACGAATGAAGAAGTACTAACACCTCGCTGGAATCCAGTCATCATCCAAAAAGCAGAAGCATCGTTAATTTTTCTCCAGCGAAGAACGTCCCCATTCTGCAGTGTAAGGTCTACACCACCAAGAAGGATAAGACTTACAGCATTGTGAGTAATTTGGATAGAACCACCAAGCAAAGTAACAGTAGTTTCAATCTCTGTACCTGCTGGAAGAGTAGCTCCACCGAGAGATGTAATTACCTTGGCGCCCGCTGCATTCGTTAATGCAAGAAAGTTGCCATCTGCTACACCAAAGTCTGTAGTGCCATTGATTGCGGCAATGTCTGCTCCTAGATCCTCCTTCACAAGAGCATCTTCAAGTTGTAGGGCGACTCCAGATTGCAAGCGCAGACCATCAGTCACATCTATCGCTGCACGAAGGACTCCACCAGTATACAGACCTAATTTATTTGCAGCAACATGACCAACGCCAGTGTCAGTATCTCCAATAAAGCCATACATTCCTGTATCTGGAATAGCAAGAATGTTTGCTACATTATCAAAAGTTGCACTTTTCCACTGACCGGCAGTAGCGCCAGCATTCATCCCAAGAAGTTGATTGGCAGTACCTAGAAGAGTTTCCAACGGCAAGTTGTAAGTTACTGCACCAACTTGCGCCCAAATGTTTACACTCATGACTCGTTATCTCCCAAATTCTTCGAGATTAGATTGAGCAAGTAGTTGATACTCCCCACCTGTTGGATGCGCGCGTGAACTTCCAGCACCAGCCCCATACAACATGATGCGGAGTCTTGCTGCTGCTTCTTCAAATCCTACCATTGTCAGAATTCTTTCCGCAGCACCAATAACTATAAGTGCAGGTTGTTCTGTGAGAATCCAACTAACGTATGCACTATCTGGAGATACGATTGGATTCTTGTAGTAGCCTACAAGCAGACCTGTGAAGGCAGCTTGTAGTTTCACATTCAGATTAGTGCCAGCTACATAAGCTACATTAACTCTTTCAATTCCCCATTCATCGAAGATTGCATCTGGTTTCAGGAAATCTTTTGGGCCAAGAATGAAACCTGCGGGCGACTGAGAAACTGTATCGTAAGGGCGCACGTATGCAAAGCTGCGCCAAGAAGGAAAAAGTGACGGAATATCCATCTGGAAAACTGAGCCAGATGTAAATGTAATCAGAAGTTCCTGCATATCTTTCCAGAAAACTCCTGATCGGTGAGCTGCAATAGTCTCTTGCCGAACTGCTAATGCAGTCTCAGCGATCAGGTCTGGACGATTAGTGATAGTGTATACGTCGTTTACAATATCACTGAATACAGACATTTGGAGTTTTCACTTTCACGGAAGCTGTAGCTATTACTTGGAGATGGAGGGAGCAGCAGTTGCGCCAGCTACTTTTGCTTTTGCCGCGGCAATTTTAGCTTGCAAGTCTGATGCAGAAGCAGCAGGCAGAGTATCCAGTCCTGTAGCGTCATCTGCTGATACTTCACTGAGCACAGGCTTAACAGCAGGAGCCATCGGCATTGGAACAGTACGGGAACCCGCAGGAACTTTATTAACTGTGTCGAAGGCAGTAACAGCAGCCGCTCTAGTTTCACTGAGAGCTTGCTTTTCTCCAAGAGATTCTACAGGTTTTTGCGTGTAAATCATGGAACTAGCCTGATCTGCAACTTTATCCAATTCTGCTTCAACTGCTGCACGAGATTCTTCAGGAAGAGTAGCGGTATCTACAATACCACCAGCGAAGCAAACTTCTTTACCGTTTGGCATGATAAATCGAGCACCGGGAATACGATGATGATAGACTTTTGACATGATTTTAACTCCAGTGGTTGAGACTACAATTTACATGCAATACATACAACACATGACAGTAGAAAAAGAACGGAGGATTGTTAAAGGCCAGCAAATGAAGAGCCACAATCCTCCGCTGTACATCAATTCCCTACCCTACAGCAGCAGCAGTGAAGTTCAGCAACTGAACATTAGCGGCTGGATTCTTCACCAGTTCCGTCAACTCCGTCGTGAGCGTTCCACCTTGTGCATCAATACCGTTGTCTACTTGAGTACCACTGGCGTTGAATTCGTTGTTCTCAGTTTTACGACCTTGCAGGTACGCGACACTGAAAGTTGACAAATCAACTCCGATAGCCATCTTCGCCCAAGTAGAAGTACTTCCGAAGGCGTTGAACAGAGGATGTTCTACAATGTTGAACTCTCCACGAGGAATCTTAATCGTGTCGAATTGCAGACCCCACTCTGTAGTGTTACCTTGGATAAAGTACGTGCTGTTGAGCCGGCAAATCTGGTGGATGACTCGACGAGCAACTCCACCGCAGAACAGAACCCGCATATTTGGTACTTTCGGGTCTGTCATTTGGTTAAACGCAGGATCAAGTGCAGCTTCCAGTTGGGTATAATTTGTGGTTGCACCCAATGTCGTAATGTTACCCGGAGCATTCTGTGTCAAGATGGAGATTAGTCCATCCATAGTGTGAAATGGCTGACCATTGCGAGAGCCGAGAAATTTTTGGCTAAAGAACAGAGCCTTTTCAATATCCGCAGCATGGAAAGCAGCACAGTCTTGACGAGATTCAGCAATATTACCGCTACCAGCAATTACACTGGTTGCGCCAAGCGTCTTGGAAACTGCCCAAGTATTGCGGAAAATCTGCGTATAATTGGTGATGCGCGACGGTACAACCACCATCGACTGAGGACGCAGTGACGCTTCCTCAAATGCATTACCAACCATCCACAGACTTACACTTCCTGCAATTGCAACTGCTGCAACTGTACCAACTGCACGTTGTACTTGAATTTGCGTTGCGGAAATAATGGAGAGGATAAGTACGTTTTCATTTGTAGTATCAACTCGCAAGATCATCCCCGGAAGGATGTTAGCGGTAGATGCAACAGTGAAAGTAGTATCTCCAATTAGTTGACCCGCCGCAGACAATACAACACTGGGAAAGATCATCGTCTTGGAGAAGTATCCATGCTCGAATTGATATGCAGTTTCTTCCTTCAGAAGTGCAGTCAACCCGAACAGAGGTGCTGTGCCATTAGGCATCAGCCTCGTAATCATCGCTGCGAATGATTTCTTCGCCAAATCTTGCGTGATTTGCGAGGTATTAAAAACTCCAGTTTGTACGCCGGACATGGTGAAAGTGTTCCTTTAGATGTTATGTGACTGCAAGATGCTAGATACTAAATGGCTGCTGCACTGATGCCACGTACATTAACTTGTGGAGTAAAGGTTACAGCGATGTTGTCAGCGGTTGCAGTGCTGTTTACATCAACAGTAATGGTGCCAGCGTTAGTTGTGACACCAAGAGCTGCACCAACCACAACAGCAGAAGCACCGATGCCAGTTCCAGTTACTCCCATACCCGGCATGACTCTAGCAATGTCGTCATCCCGAACATTGGAGAGAATCTTGCTGGCGTTGGTGGTGCTGGCAACTACAATGGCGCTACGTTTGTTACTAAGTACTGTGAAGAGATAGGTACGCGCCAAAGACGCGGCAGTATCGACTGACGTACCCAACACTACTCCGGTACCTGCCGCCATCGTCATTGCTTGTGCAATGGTGTTGCGGAAGATTACTTCAAAAGAATCACCAACTTGAGGGTCTACCATTGCAGCAATAATTTCATCTGCGGACGGTGTAGTATCTGCATAACCAGCACCTACAGTAGTACGGTTGAAGATACCAGCAGACAGATGTGCAATCGTCCATACACCTGCACCGTTGGTTGCCAAATCTGGCCCAAAAGCTTTCTGGGACAGAAGCGGATTGCCGCCAGTACTAGGTTGCTGCAATCCTTGTCTTGTCATTGCGCGGGGGAACATCGGTCGAATCTCCTGAAAAAGTTAAATGTGGTGCGGCTATGATTTACTAAATATCGAGGAAGTTACTGAAATCAGTTTCCAACGATTCCTTCTTTTTTGGACTGCCATCTGAATTTTTGTCTTGCGGAAGTTTCGAGTTAATCGCTTTTGACATTGCAAGAAAATAATCTTCAGCTTTCTTTGTAACTTCCGAAGGAGTAAGATCAGGAAACTGAGAGCTGATTTGTGTTTTGAGAGCACCAAGAACTGGTGCAGCAGCAGGATGATTCAGAGCTTCATTCTCGGGTCTACCTTGACCAATCTGTACATTTCTTACTTCAGCAGCGAGAATACTCTTGAATCTTGCATTGTTTTTGGTAATGCTGGATTCCATAATCGGAAGCAGCATTTGGATGGCGCTGGCAAATGCAGTTTTACCAGTACCTTGGAGAGCAGTAGTGAGAGCAGTAGTATCTCCGCTCTGTATTTTCTGCATAGTCTCTGGAGTAATACTTCCAGCGAAATTCATTTTATCTACTGCTGCCATAAATTTTGTTTGGTCGAAATTGAACAACTTCTCAGCCAATGGATCAGTAGGTAGAGCCTTCTTATCATCTATTTTAAAGATGTCACCAAAATCATCAAGCGGGGAACTGTCGGCTTTCTTTTTAGGTTCACCAAGTCCAGCATCTCCTAAGTTTTGATTCATAGGGTCTGCATCAGGATTTGTAGGTTGATTATCCATATTACCTACAGGCGTTTTCTGCGGAGTATTCGATTGCAGTTGCGGAGATTGAGCAACCACATTAGATTGTGCATTATTACCACTACGGAAGAGATTAGCGATGGAGAAAGGAGCGGCGGCCATGATTGTTACCTTTTAAGTTAGGGAGTTTTTGTTGCTGGATTTGGTATATCTGTATAGAGGGAAAGTAGATACTCATACGTACTAATTTCACCTGCTATTGCAGCTTCTTCTTGCAGTGACGCTTGTAGATTATTTGTATCTATTTTAATCTTTAATCTTTTTTGCGCAGACTGTGATAGAAGTGATTGGAGTAACATGATTTGAAGATCGGTAAAGCGAG